CAGCCTCGCCAGCTCACTGACGATCAACCCGAACAGTGGCGAGACCGTGGACGACGACACCTCGATGGTCCTGCTGTCGGGAGCCTTCGGCGGGACGTCGTACGGGGCCCTGCTGTGGTGCGACGGCGTCAACTGGTGGTCTCTGCGATGACGGTCGACTGGCAGGTTGCCCACGTGCCGCTCGCGGCCGGGATGAATCAGAAGACCGACGACCGCGCGCTCGAGCCGCCCGGTCTCGCGGTCTGCCTGAACGGACAGTTCGACGAGGTCGGCGGAATCCAGAAGCGGAAGCCATACGAGGCCCTGGCCGGCACCGCGCCTGCGAACATCCGCCGGCTGGCGGTCTACGAGGGCGAGCTCATCGCGTTCACCGACACGGCGATCTATTCGTACTCGGAGGCCACCGAGGAGTGGGTCGAGCGCGCCGAGTACCTGGCGCCCACGGTCTCGGAGAGCCCGGTGTTCACGCGGATTGCTGAGCAGACCGAGTGCGACCGCGCCGAGCTCGGGGGCGTCGCATGGTACGCGTGGACGGAGAGCACCGGCGTGTACCTGGCGGCGCTCGACAGCGAGACCGGCGCGGTGCTGCTTGCGCCGACGCTACAGGACGGCGACGGCGATCGGCCCCGCCTCGTAGCCCTCACCGACGTGGTGCTGTTCTTCTACCACGACGACGTCTCCGACGACCTATGGGGGTGCGTCTTGAGCCCTGGGACGCCGGCCACTCCAGGCTCGGCCTCGTCGATCCATGGCTCGACATCGCACTACGACGTCGAGCCGTTCGACGCGACCCACGTGGTGATCGCGCACCGGGTCACCTCGGGCGGCTACAGCGTGCGCACGGTCGACGAGGCCCTCACGACGATCGCCTCGAGCAACAAGGCCCGCACCACCGACAGCGCGATCGCGGTCGCCGTGTCCGGGGTCTCGATCCTGGTCGTGCGCTCGGGGAGCGCGGCGATCGCGGCCGACGTCCTCGAGACGGACCTCTCCGATCGCGGCACACAGAACCTCTCCGCGGGGACCGCGACCGGAACGCCGATCAACCAGCTCGCCGTGGTTGGGATCCGCAACGCGGCCGACGACGAGAGCGCCTACACGATCTTCTTCTCCGCAGAGGAGGACGACGCCCACCAGGTGAGCGCTCCGTTCCGCACGCGCCGCAACGTCGTCACGGTGTTCGACGATGCCTCGCCGCACGACGTCGGCACGCAGGTCGACCTCGTGCTCCGCGCCGGGATCGCTTCGCGAGCCTTTGCGTACGACGGCACGGCCTACGTCTGGCTCGTCTTCTCGGGGCTGAGCGGCGCCACGATCAACGGACCTCAGGCGCAGCTGCAGAACACGCTGTTTCTCTACGACGCCGCCGGCACGCTGCACGCCAAGGCCGTGGCCACGTACGCGGGCGGCTTCCTCACCATCGGCTACCTGCCCCAGGTGCAGGACCTGGGCGAGAGCCGCTATGCGTTCGGCGCCGCCCAGCGCCGCAACATCCCCTTCACCGACGACTGGGTCAACACCGACGCGGCCAGCGGGTACTCGGGACGGTCGCCGGTGGACGTCGTCTTCGCGTTCGACGCCGACGCCGCCCGTCGCGTCGTGGCGATGGGACGGACCCTCTACCTCACCGGCGGGCAGGTGCTGCAGTACGACGGCTCCGACCTGGTCGAGCTTGGCTTCCATGTCGCGCCCTGGTTCGGCAGCATCGTCGGGGCATACGGCACCGGGGAGATCGAGGTGCAGCCGTCGCCCGGCTACACCTACGGCTCCGTGTACAGCTACCGTCGAGAGAACGCCAAGGGCGAGCGAGAGCGCTCGACGACGGCCGTCGTCGAGCGTGCGGTGCTGCAAGACCCGAGCGACGTGGTCGCGGTGCTCGAGACGGCGATCGTCTCGCTGCACACCACCCGCAAGACGGGGATCGTCGTCGAGGCGTGGCGGACGGCGAAAGACCCGCTGCCAGACAGCACGCTCTACCTCGTGACGTCGATCGACCCGTCGGTCATCACCGGTTCGAACAAGTTCCTCAGCAACGACCCGGAAGCCTCGACCGTGTCGGTGCAGGACGCCCTGAGCGACGAGGACCTGATCACGCGCGAGGCGTGGCCGGAGAGCGGCGGCGTGCTCGAGAGCCTGGCGCCGCCGCCGGCAACGATCATCGCCGCGAGCGCCGAGCGCATCTTCCTGGCTGGCCTGCCTAACGCGCCGCACCGGGTCGCCTACAGCAGGCTGCGCGGCGACCAGGAGGTGGCGAGCTTCCACGACGTCCTCGTGGTCGACCTGCCGTCCGAGGGCGGCCCGATCACCGCGCTGGCGCACCTGAACGAGACCCTCGTCGCGTTCAAGGATCGCGCGATCTACATGCTGCCCGGCGACGGCTTCGACAACCTCGGCGGCGGCCAGAACTACGGCCCGGCCCGGCAGGTCGCGCTCGACGTCGGCGCGCAGTCGGCCGAGTCGATCGCGGTCACGCCCCAGGGCATCCTCTTCCGCTCGGGCAAGGGCTGGCACCTCCTAGACCGCAGCTGGTCGGTCACCTACGTAGGGGCGCCGGTGAGCGACTACGACGACGACGAGCTCGTCGGCATCCAGGTCCTCGACGGCCAGCACCAGATTCGCTTCGTGAGCACCGCGCGGATCCTGGTCTACGACACGCTCGTCCGGCAGTGGAGCGAGTGGGAGGAGTCGGGCTGCGTCGGCGCGGTCATGTGGGGCGGCCGGCACGTGATCGCGACCGCGACCAGCGTGCTACGCCAGGCCACGGACTACACCGCCGCCTCGTACGCGCTCGACGTGGAGACCGCGTGGATCAAGACGGCGGGCCTGCAGGGCTTTGCGAGGGCGCGTCGTATCCACGTGCTCGGCGAGGATCGCGGCGCCGCGGAGATTCGCGTGCGGTGCGCCCGCAACTACGACATGGACGCGGGCGAACCGAACTGGTTCGACGACAAGCTGTGGACACCATCTCCGGGCGTCGTCGGCGGGCCGCTGCAGGTGGCGCATCGACTGAGCCGGCAGAAGAGCCAGGCGGTCAAGGTGCGCCTCACGGATGGCCAGCCGGCGGCCTCGCTCTACATGGACCCGGACGAGGACACCGGACCGACGACCGCGATCCCTGGCTACACCCCGCCCGCGCTCGGCTCCGGGCCCCAGCACGTCTACCTCGAGGACGTCGGCCTCTCGTCCGCCGCCACATGGGAGACGTGGTTCAAGCAGCTGGCCACACCTGTCGTCGACCACACCCTGTTCTCGCAGTTCCTCAGCGGTGCGAACGCGCACTATCGGCTCACTCTCTCGCCGTCCGGCGGGAACATGTACGCCAACATCGTGGGCCTCGAGGACGACGGCACGGGGGTGGAGTTCGACATGACGTCCACCTCCCCGATCGTGGTCCCCGCACGCGGCTGGTACCACCTGGCCGTGGTGTTCGACGGGGCCGAGGCTGCCGCCGATCGATGGAAGGTCTACCTCGACGGCGTCGCGGTACCGATGGATATGACCGGCGCCCCGCCGGCGTCGCTGTTCGCCTGCACCGAGCCAATCCGACTGGGCTGCACTGCGCTGGCCGCAGACGCAACGGACGACCACCTCCGCGGCAATATTTTCGAGTGTCGCATTTGGAATATCGCGCGCTCCGCGTCCGAGATCGCTGCCAATGTCTCGACGACCATCAGCGCGGCGACCGGCCTCGTCGCGAGCGGCTATCGCACGGCCAGCCATCGCAACACCGCCGTCACCAACGCGGACTTCACCCCGGTGAACAGCCCGACATTCTCAGGCAGCGTGCCCTACGCCCCGGCCGTCGGCGAGGGCTTCACGCTCACCGGTCTGGCGATCGAGTACGGCGTCAAACGCGGGCCTATGCGCCTGCCAGCAACCCAGAGGCAGTAGGAGGACAGCATGGGACTTGGATTTCTGAACCCGCTCAACTGGCGCAGCGACAACCCGGGAGGCCTCGAGTCCGGGATGACGAGCGGCGGGATCGGCCAGGGCATGAGCCTGGACCGCGCCGCGCGCGCGAGGGAGTTCCGCGACGTCGATCCGAGTGGCGACCTCCGCGGCCAGGCGGGGCTCGCGGGTGCCTTCGCCGATCGCGGAGAGGCCGGCTTCGGGCGCCGGGGTGGCCAGGCGGACCAGACCGCCGACTACCTCGGCCGCGTCATGCGCGGCGAAGAGTCGGTCTCGCGCGAGCAGCTGCGCCAGGGCCTCGGGCAGAACGTGGCCGCGCAGCAGGCGATGGCCGCCGGCGCGCGACCGGGCAACGCGGCGATGGCGGCGCGCACCGCCGCGATGCAGGCCGGTCGACTGGGCGCGGGCCTCTCCGGGCAGCAGGCCATGGCTGGCATCGCCGAGCGCCAGGCCGCCGCCGGCCAGCTCGGCGGGCTGCAAACCGCGCTCCGCCAGCAGGACCTGCAGGCGGCGCTCGGCGGACGTGGTCTGGGCCTGCAGGGACTCGGCACGTACGAGAACGCGCGCACCAACCGCTTCGGGGCGATGATGGGCGTGCCAACGACGGGCGAGCAGCTCCTCGGGCTTGGGGCGGGGCTCGCCGGCGCGTTCGGGATGGGATAGCCGATGGCGGGCCCGGACGACATGGTGTGGCCGCCGCCCGAGTGGGTGACTCCAGACGACGTGGCGCTGCCGACGATCGACTGGCCGCCCGCGTCGT